TCAAAGTCATCAATGGTTAATCTAAAGAAGGGGGAGTTTGGAGGAAGAAGAGTCAACAAAAGTTTACTTGCTAAATGATTAACACCTCTTGCTCCTATACTTTGGAATGGAGTTTGATAAGTGGTAGCCCAGTTTGCTCCTTGGTCTTTTATTAAAGTAGGTATCGTTAGTTTAGCACATTCTCTAGCCCTATTAAGGTACGATTCCCTATGAGAAAACCCTTGCTCATACATACCCTTGAGTTGCCCGCCTTCATAAGTCTCTTTAACATTCTTCATACTCTAACACCTGACCTACTAATTTTTCTTAGTCGTCTTTTACCTCCTCCACCAGCAGTTGACTTTTTAACTCCTTTGAATGTTGCACTCCTCGCAAAGCCTTGTCCTCCTTGTGCTACATCTTTAGAAAAATCTCCTTCTACTCCGGGGCGACTGGCTCCGGTAGTGCCGCTTTCTCCCGTACTCGACTGATCTCCCTTCCATGCTTGACCCGCATCCATCCACCTTGTCCACTCAGCTTTTCCAGCATCCATAACATTTACCCACTCAGCTTTTCCAGCATCCATAACATTTACCCACGCAGCTTTAGCTGCATCTGCTCTTGTATGAAGAGCTACTTTACCAGCATCTGTCGCTGTAGCAAGTCCAGTTTTACCAGCCGATGTGAGGTTAGCAAGTCCAGTTTTACCAGCAGTCAACAAAGCTCCTGCACTTCCACCAATTTTTACCTGCGGTATTTTAGGTAAAGTTTTCTTTAGATTACTAGTGGTTGTCATCAGACTCTCTTTAGCAGAACTAGTTTCTTTCATCAACTTTTCTTTAGCATCACTAGTGGATGTCATAAGCCCCTTTTTAGCACCAGTAGTGGTATCCATGACACCCTTTTTAAGATCAGTAGTGGTTGTCATTAACTTCTTTTTGGCATCAGTAGTGGTTGTCATTAACTTCTTTTTAAGAGCATCAATTGTGGGTACTTTTGTTGGTATTTTTATTGCAGGTGGCTTAATAACAGGTGTCTTGATAACAGGTGTCTTGATAACAGGTACTTTTGTTGGTATTTTTATTGCAGGTGGCTTAACAACAGGTGGCTTAATAACAGGTGTCTTGATAACAGGTGTCTTGATAACAGGTACTTTTACTTTCGCAACTTTCTCCACAACTTTAGGTACATCTGCTACTGTTGTCTCTGCTTTCTTTGCAACTTTCTTTACTACTTTCTTTGCCTTCTTTGCAACTTTCGTTACTGCTTTAACAACTCCTCCTCCACCCCCACCAAAGAGGACAAGATCTCCTTCATAATCAAATGACTTTGAGGACTCTTCAACTAGTTCTCCTTTGTTCTCATCCCATGTGTAAACAACCTCTGTATATATTTTCATGTTACTCCGCTTTCTTCTTTTTCTTAACAGTTAATTGTTTAGAGGCACCTTGAACGGATTTCTTATCTGTATCAGAGAGATCTGCTTTCTTACCTGAACCAGAACTTGTCTGTGTTTGTCCACTAGATGAGTAGTTTGCTTCAGATGTGTCAGAACCTACATCATCATCACCATCTCCACCTTGACCTAGTATTCTGTTTACGAAGCCAGTAACTTCTTGTCCCTTCTCACCTACAAAAGTCATACCTTCCATACCTTTATCATAAATATCACCAGTCACTTGACCAAAACGATCTTGCCCTGCCCTAGTCTGCTCATCAATCTTTTCTCTTTTTACTTTTTGGTATTGCCTTTTCGCAGACTCATGTGCACCTGTAATAGATTCTGTATTAGCTCCTAAAGTTCCACCGCCCATTTTATTCCCTTATAAATAGTGTCCAATCGTCTCCTCCATCTCCTTTATATTCAGTTAAACCTCTTCCTAATCTACTGATTAGAACTGGATAGTAAGATGACTTAGGATGACATGGTAATATATATGATGAAGTATTGTTTTGATTCATTAGTGTATCTAATGATTGAAAGATAACAGTTGAATCTCTATTAGTAATCTTTTCTGAATGCATCCACCAGTATACTGTAGGTGAATGTGTACAAAAAGCACCTGCTATTTCTCCGTCTTTAAAGATAACATGTGTTGGATACATAGGTAGTCTACCATTTTCATCGGCAACTTCCATTACTTTTTCCATTAACTCTTGAGTGTTAATTGGAAATACTTGTAAATTAGTTATCATAGTGTGTGTGTATGTGTTAAATAAGCACTAGCTGTTTATACGTTTAGCCCCCCACCTTTGTAAGCTGAGTGGGATTTCCCTTTAGCCTTTCCTTTCCTTTTCTTCTTGTACTTTGCCTTAGATACCTCAGACTTAGGAGCATCCAACATCTCCATCTCTGCTTCTGCTATATCAGGTCTGTCCATTTGTGCAGGAGGTGGTGGAGGTGGTGGCATCTTAATCTTAGGTGTTGATTGGCTTCGTCCACCCATGATCCTCCTCATATAATTGTGTAAGTCGTGCAACCACAGACTGTTGTCCTTGAAGGAAAACAATTTCTTTTATATCTGTCCCATTCGGAACATCCTTATAAGGAGGTAGTCTATCGGGAAACATTTCTTCTAAATATTGTAATAATTCTTTTGATACCAAGTTGTTATAGTCCATAAATGTCCACTTTTGTATTAGAGTTCACATGAATTGGCAACACAAGCTAACTCTTGGGAGCCTGAAGTACTGTCAAGTGTCTCATATTTAATAAGATTGTCCCAATTAATAGTGGGGAAACTCTTGCTTAGTGAGTCGAATTCTTTCTTAGTACACTCTGTGTATGGTGCTTGTTTATAAATGTAGTCAGAGTAAGGTAAAAAGGAAACACCTGATATGTCATCAAAGTTATCAAAAACATAGGAGCCAACAGGGAGCCACTCATCTTCCTTAACGGAGATAGTCTGGCTAACTTTGTGTTCGGCCCAGAACTTAGAATAAATACCATGAAGTTCTAGCTGACCAATAGCGGAGAGATCTTTTCTTGTTAGAGAAAACTTAGGGGATCTCATGGGGAAATAAAAGACCATGACATTACTGGGATTAGTTATGTCAGGTTCGTAAGGTACCCCACTATCAATCAGTAGTGTGCACAGGGGATCTTTCACATCAGTTCTAACTGTCCTAATGTAGTAAGGACTGTGCCGTGTGTGGATTCCAGAAGCAGAGTCAACAAGTTGACTAACTGTTCCAGAAGGTTTAACGCAAGTTATACTGGCAGACTTATTTATTCCAATGTCACCAGCATGTTCTTCGTTAGTCTCTATCGCTTTTTCTCTTAGCTTAGTGAGCAGGTCAGGTAGGTTATCACCGCTTGACCCATTAGTAAGTGGGCAATCCATTATACCTGTGAGTGAGACACCAAGTAGTCTCTCCTCTTCACAGTTTGTTTTCCACTTGTTAGTTAGGTACCTGAAGTTGGTGAGTGTGGACTGCCATGTACCTAATATAGTTGCCAGTTCCACCTTCTTAGTGAGTGTGTGAACTGTGTCATCACTCCTCACTACTGCTTCAGTTAGGTTACAGAACTCTCGTGGTCTCAGGATTATCTCTGAACATGGGTTAGTTCCAAAGTCATCTCTCTCTTCTCTCCTGTCTCCTTTAAGTGGATTCTTTATGTCAACATTTAAATTATTAACATGCTTCTTAGCATTGGCACTACTGAATATACCACGTTCACCAGACTTTGAGTTATAGAGTGATTGCCATTCCTTTAGAAAGGTACCCACATCTGGGTTACCGTGATAGTTAGCAGAGTTGTTAGCTAATGCACGTTGGGATTGTCTACCCCACCACTCTCCTGATTTACAGGTACGCATCTGCTCATCACCTACATCACTCAAGGATAAGAGAGCACTCCTTCGTACACCACCCACCACTACAACCTCTGCTGTTTTACACACTAAGTCATGACATTGTAATGTTGTGAGTTTAGTTGAGGTTGCATCTTTAAATGTCCTCACCGTAAACCAGAATAGTTCCTCTAATGGTTCAGGCCCACTTGCTCTACCACCAAATGTTTTCAGAGGTGCCCCTGCTTTCCTAACTCCACTCACATCCCACTTGGGTATTAGTCCAGAGTACAGGAGAGAGATCAGTTCTCGGAATGCCTTTGCCCATCCTAACTTAGAGTCTCTAACAACTATGAGTGAGTCTGTTTCATGTAAGGTTTCAGGTACAAACGGAAGTAAACTAGTGTACTTGTATTCAACTGAGAACCCAACACCAGTACCGTTCATGAGAACGTACAGTAACTCATCAAAGGATCTAGGAGAGTCAATGGGTAGGTATGCACAGTTGTACCCAGCCACGTTCTCTTTATCTAGTGCCTCTCCTGCGGTCATTAAGCACCTCATTGACGGCATAATTTGCAGGGAATATACTGCACTCTTCAGTATACTTTCTAACTTCTTGTCTACTGTGTAACCACAGTTCTCTTTGAGATGTCCTCTGAAGAACCTGAAGTATCTATCGACTGTCTCTTTCCATGTCTCTCTTCTTTTCTTTTCGTAGTCCCAACGTGAGTACCGAGAGAGGTGTATGTATTGCTGGTATTGTGTAGGTAGTTCATCCATGATTCTCTTTCAATCTTTTAATGTTGGCTTGGTCATCGGACTTAGCTAATGGATGTTCTAAACTTTTTTCAACATAACTTCTCCATTGCTCTTTCTGTTTCTGACTCTTCTCTTTCCACAAATTTGGCTCATGAATTACTACCGTAGATGGTGGTTCCCATAAAGTCGGGTACTTATCTATTCCATTGAACTGTTCCTTCTGTAGTATGTATGCCATTCTTGCTTGTAGTATAGCAAACTCCTCATCGAATCCTCTTGCCTTATATGTCTTTCGTACTGCACCCCAACGACTGTCCTCATTCTTGTCTGCTTGTTCCAGTACTCTGTTTGCAGTAACAGCACCAACACCAAGACAACCGGTGTATCCATCTACTTGGTCACCTGATAGTGCTTGCCTAAAGAAGTTCTTCTCCGCAATATCTTCTGATATATCGTAGATAACTTTACCATCAAAGTCCCAATGCTTACCCGGAATTGTGAGTAGGTCTTTGTCTGTTGAAACAATGCATGTGTTCTCTGTATCCTTAGTACACTCTATACCCATGAGATCATCTGCTTCTAACCACTTAGACTGTAGTGTAACATACGCATTTCTTAAGTACTTACGTGCTGGCTTGTAGCACACAGGTTTTCTTATACCTATCCTCTTAGCTTTGTAATCCGGATTAAGTTTCTTCCTAAAGTTATCATGTGAACTGAGAAACACTACTACATCATCTGCATCTGAGTCCTCCTTAAGCTGGCTAATCTCTGAATCAATTAGATTCCTAACTGCCTTGAAGTCACAATGAAGTGTCCATATATCGTCACCCCAATCAACTTCCCTTTCACATGCACAACAGTTTTTATAAACTAGTATGTCACCATCAATTAATAATTTCATTTGTCCCTTTTGTTAGTGTGTTTCAGCCCAGTTAGAACCGAATGTATACTCACCTGTTAGTGGTACCCTCAAGTTAAGAAGGTTACCTGAGTTAGTGATTGCTTCTACTGCAATCTTTCCTACTTCATCTTCAAGTCCTTCACGAACAAGTACTTGTATCTCATCATGAATGAAAGCAACTTGTTGGTAGTCCTTGTCCTCTTTAAATCCTTTCTCCTTCATCAGCCTGTGGAATTCAACCACCCATTTCTTACATATGATTGCTCCTGCTGATTGACATAAGGAATTAAGTGATGAGTGTGTTGATCTTACTGGAACCTTCCTTCCATCAATACCAAATAGGTATCCCTTCTCTGCCTTCTTGAACACCTCTTCTCTTAGTTTCTTAAATGCTGGTACCTTCTTGAAGAATCTGTTCTTTAGTTTCCTACCTTCTCCTTTATCCTTGCCCACAATCTGACCCAGCTTTGCTTCTCCGGCACCATATAAAAGACCATAAATAAAAGTCTTAGCTTGATCCCTACTAGGAAGGTCAGCAGCTTTTCGATTAGCTTCGTGTATATCACCACTAACCACAGTCTTAGCATAACGACCACCATCAAAGGAAGCAAGATAATGAGACACAACCCTAATCTCAAGAGAACTAATGTCACATCCAAGAAGACTAAAGCCTTGTGGTGCATAGAATAGTTTCCTGCATTCTGTTCCATATGGTGTCTTGACACTAGGTACCTGACCGATATTAGGATGGGAGTGAGAGCAACGACTTGAAATTGAACCCATTGTATTAACTGATCCGTGAATCTTACCATTCTTTTCATGATGTAACCAAGCATGTTTCCCCTCTGATAATTGAGCTATTAATTTATTCACACCAAATGCTTCTGCCATTAGCTTTGCTTCTGGATAAGGTAGCTTAGATAGTATATTCTCATCCACCTTTGGCTCATTGGTTGGAGTAAACTCTTTAGGCTTCCAGCCTCTTAACTCTGTCAATCTTTTAGCTATGTGTTTACGTGAGTTAGGATTGAAGTCAACAATCTTAACCTTGTTATAGGTACCATTCTTTCTTGAACCCTCATCAACAATCCATGAACCAAAGATTTTCTTTAACTCACCTTGTAACTTGTTTCGTTTCTCTGCTAGTTGTGCATACAATTTAGATGCACCTTCAACATCAAAAGGAAATCCGTTCTCAGTTTGTCGTAAGCATATGGTATGTATGTCATGCTCCAACTGTATTGAACCATCTGGAAACTTAGCACCAAGTAACTTACAGTACAGTTTATAGTTAAGTCCAACATCATTCTCACAGTACTTAACCATCTCATCACTCAACTCTTCAAAGTTTGTGAACTCTCCTTTATCCAAGTTCAACCTCTGACCCCATGACTTGAGAGAGTGTCTACCATACTGGTCTTTGTCTATGGCTTTGTTGTTGAAGTCCCTCTTTGCTCTGTCTGGATAGATTAACCTAGACCAAACCAACGTGTCTCTTATCTTTTGTGTTGGTTCAGGTTCCCATTTGAAAAACCTTTTCAGAACTGGTATGTCAAAGGATATAATGTTGTGACCCACAATCGTGTCAAAATTTTTCAGTAAAAATAGTCCGTCCAATATTTCTTCACCTACAAAAGACCACAACCTATCTTCTTCTATGTCATAGAGTACTAAACAATGTACCTTAGTCAAGTCCTCTAGTAGTCCATCAGTTTCTATATCAAATACACATGTCTTCATCTTCCCCCCCACTTAAATCTTGCACCATTGCAATCATTGAGTCTAAACATAACTGGCAAAACGTAACTGGAATATTACCAAACATACCTGTGACTCCATCACCCACAAACTTAGAGTTCTGTCCACATATGGAGCAACTGTCCGTGTGGAGTGATTCAAATAAATCCATCAGAACACCGTGCTATCACCAGACCAACTCTCGTCCACTTCCTCCTCATCGAAGGGCATCTCATCTTTTGGTACCTCAGTTAGCCTACCTGTTTTACGGTCATAGTCCAGTTCACAAGCCACACCTGTTTCTCCTGTCCATCTGTTTTTAAGTACCCTAACTGTGGTTCGGTCAGGGTCATCACCTTGCTGGTCTCTCTCACACCCAATCACTATATCAGATAGCTGTCCTATGGAAGCGGAACCTCTTAGTTGAGCCATGCTTGTTTGTGCTCCATCCTCGTGACCCTTGTTACCTTGTGGTCTCTTCAGGTGTGACACTAGTATAAGACCACAGTTCACCTCTTCAACCAGACCTCTGAGTTTGGTCATTAGATTGTCAATGGTTCTTCTCTCGTCACCCTCTTCAATACCAGATACCACAATGGATATGTGATCCAGTATTATGAAGCTACATCCACATGCTGTCACCATGTACCGTATCTTATTCAGTAGATTGTCTCCTTCAAGTGAACCCCAATGGTCATACATGTAGATTCTACCTGTGTTCAAGGTATTATCGAAGGCTTCCTTGAAGTCTTTATCCTCGACCTCAACATTACCTAAATGTAATGGCTTGTTTAGGTAGAGTCCCATGAATCCTAGTCCTGTCCTCTTGTTGGATTCCTCTAGTGCAATGTATCCTATTGTTTCCTCTTGGTTCAGCATGTGATTCGCCATCTCTCTACAAACCTGTGACTTACCTATACCTGCACCGGCTGTGATCGTGACTATCTCACCTCTCCTCATACCAAGAGTCTTCTTATTTACACCTTCATATGGGTACTCACATGATGACATGGAATCCTCTGCACTTACTATGTCCCACAGATCTTTACCATTCACGATACCATCTGGTCTATAGACTTTAGCTTGCCAGATACAGTCAATCAACTCTCTTACTCTACCTTTAACTAACATATCATTAGCATCCTTCAAAGGTAACTTTGCTATCTTAGCCTTGCCCGGTGGTAAAACTTGGGCACATTCTCTTGATGCTCTAATACCTGCATCATCACTATCAAAACAAAAGATGACCTCTTCGTACCCATTCAATAGTTCTATGCTCTTACGGATAGCTTTTGAAGCTCCTGCTGACCCATTAGGAACAGAGTACACAGGCCACTTGTTACCTTGAGATTGTGAAACGGATAGTGCATCTATCTCACCTTCACAAACGATGGCCTTCTTCCCTTTACCTGACCATAGGTGCTGACCATATAGACCTGCTTCCTTTATGTCACCTCTGGTGTGGAAGTCTTTGTTACGAAACCTGATTTTCTGTGCTACCCTCTGTCCACTTGCATCTTTGTAATTAGCAATCTGTACTGGTTGTCCTGCAACCTCACCTATACAATAGTCCCACTTCCTACATGTGTCTAAAGAAATACCACGTGCACTCAGGGTTGTTGCTTCACCTTCAACAAAATCCATGTGTTTATCCCCCTTCTTTGTTACTGGTTTCTGTTCTCCTCCTGCTTTCTCTCTGTAATTACAACCAAAACAGAAGGCATGTCCGTCATCATAACGTGCTAAGTTATCTCGTGATCCACACTCAGGACACGGCTCATGTTGTATGAACTCACTCTCTTCGTGTGTGTCTAAGTAGTCCATGTCTTTGTACCATCTTTACTTTCCAATACTACCTTACCAACATAAGAATATCCCACATGATTTAAAAATGAGTGGAAGTTTTCTAATAAATCCTGTAATGAGTTAGCCTCAAAGGATACCTTATTCTTCTTAGTTGTACAGTCTCTCCAATCATCAGTTAATATCTTGGAGTAATCAAGTGCCTCATATGAAAAAGTAAATCGTTCTCTTATCTCATCACCATCTGGTTGTTTGTCAGTCCATTCCATGTTCCCCCTTTATTAGTTAGTCCAAACACCTGATCCACCTACCTTATACTTAAGTAGACCAGCGTTATCCTCGTTTATAGCCCACCACTCCTTCACATCAAAGGATGGACAGTCTGTTTCACTCAGGTCTCTATGACCCACCACTTGTGCATCAGAATACATGTACTTAAGAGTCTTTACTAAAACAAACAAGGACTCCAACTGTTCTTTACTATAGTCAGGTGCCGTAATACCTCTAGTGTTCAACCCTCCTGCCATACATACACTAACTGAATCAGAGTCATGCTCTTTAGTGTGTGCACCTATGTCATTCGGGCCACGGCCTACCTCAATCTGACCACCACGCTTTATGAAGTAATGATAACCAACCTTTAGTAGTCCACGTTTACGATGCCACTCATCAACAGTCCTGATGTTTATGTTTGAGTTAGGTTTTGTGAGAGTGGAGTGGATCACTATGTAGTTAGTCTCTTTTCTTCTTGACATCCTTAGTCCATTCATGAGGTACAATCTCTTCTGAATACAAGAAGTTATGCTTCTTACACCAGCTTGCACATGTTAGTCTGGAACCTTGAACACGACTGTTCACATTAGCAAACACAAATCGTATGTCTAATTCCGGATGTTGTTCTTTGATAGACCTGTGCATCCTTTGTTCTTTGTATCTGAAGTACCCCTTTGCTTCAACTATGACACCATTGGATAGCACAAAGTCAGGTTTATACTTGTGTTCAACGTAGTAAGCAACGGACATTGGCTCATACTCATGTTCGCATTTGCGTTTTGCTAAGTTGTCCGCTATCCGTTGCTCAAGTCCAGATCTAAAAGTCACCAGACTGTTCTCCCTCTTCTTCTTCAAAGGCTTCACCCTCTTCCTTCTGGTTGTTACCCTCATCCACGACTACCTCGTATCCTTCTTCTACTTCAAATACATCATCAGCACTCTCACTTGCAATGTACTCAATCAGCTTCAGGACTTGAACCATTCGTAACCTAAGTTGTACACCAAGAGAAGTACCATGTTCATATGGTGCAATCTCATAAGCTACTCTACCTATACTCCCATTGCCCACCTTAATAGTGGATGGAAGTGGTGCACGATCTGGGCCAACAACCACAGGTCTTTGTGTGAAAGTCTGCCCTGTCTTTGAGTTTGTACCTGATGCCTTGAGTTTGAAGTGGAACTCAGTCCCAACCTCCATACCCTCTTCATCAAGTGACACCTTATAAGGCATGTACTCCTGCCATTTCTTTGCAGACTTCTGCCGACACCTTTCCTTCCACTCATTATGAGCGTTGTCAACAATCTCCTGCATATCTTCAGCATCAGAGCCAGTTAAGAGTACCTTAATATGGAACTGACCTTCAGCCTTATAGGTTGTGTCAGCCACCATAATATGAGGCCACTTGAACTCACCCTTTGGAGTTACTGGATATTTTCCTGCCATATTTTCCTTTCGTGTGTGTTATTGTTTGTGTTGAACCTAGAATGTCCACATTTAGGAGAAGAAGTACTCAGAGTCGAGGACTCCCAGTATATCAAGGTCACCACGTTCAGGTGGTGCCTCAAGTTCTGGTATCACATCTGTTACCTCATCATAAAAATCAGTAAGTACATCTGTCTCCGAATACATGTCCACAAATGACTTACGTATTGCATCTGCCATACGTGGAACATAGTGTGCATGTACTCCATATGAGTCATGCACCACAGAGAAATTATTTATACCTTCCTTTACACACCTGTTAATAGTTAGTGTGAGTGCAGTTGCATCCATACTATGCACAAAGTTAGGTGACACGCCATTGATTGATCTTCGCTTGTCTAAGTTCTCTGTCTCCTCTAGTATAGAGGGTTTAATTAATACATTATCAATATGAGTTGTTATCCTTCGTGGTTTCATGCTCTTGTATATCTGCTGTACCACAAATCCTGATGGTGTCTCCCATATTATGGGTAGGTTCTTCTCTGACATCTTCCTACCTATGTCTTGAAGCCATGTCATTGCTTCTCTTGACTTGATTACTACCTCACCTATTGCTTCCCATACATGCTTACCCACGTATAGTGATGCTTCATACACATGCTCACCAAAGGGATTCGATGTTGGATTAGCCAGTATCTTAGCATCCATTGCATCTTCTACGTATGCCCTACAACTGAAACGTGTACCCCCATAGGGTACCACCATCACAGGTCTCTTAGTAATCTTACGATCTAAACCAAAGGATAGCCACTCTTTAGAGTAGGGTACCCCATGTTTAGCATCTTCCTCCACCTTCTCCAGTACCACATCTGCCACCATCTGATAGATGTCTTGAGGTACCTTCTCTGGTGTGAGGTTGGTAGCCTTACCACCTATGGTATCTCTGAGCATAGCAGAGAAGTGTTGGAGTCCATTGTTTGATCCGTCTAAACAAACAGGTAGACGAGACATGAATCCATATCCTTTGTCACTAAACTTTGACCACTCCATACACCATGCTAAGAAAGTCCAAGGTTCATCTGCCTTAGTCCACCACCTGTGATTAAGAGGTTCTCTTGCAGAATGTTTAATGTTATCAGTATTTTCTATGGCCCATGCTACCCTGTCCTTGAATGAAACCTTGTCATATCCAAATGAGTTTGCTCCATGTACACCAAAGTAATCCCTTTGTTCCTCATTGTTAATGGGAAACTCATCTGAAAACTGGAGTAAAGACTTAGCATAGTCCGGGCCTTGAGGTGTGAGGAAGGAATTAACTGTGTACTTCCTACCTCTGAAGTCACATTGGTACACAAAGTAAATAGCTTTGTACTGCCTGAACTTTCTTGCCATTGCAAGAGTCCTGACTAGTTGAATACGTTTGCTGGTCATCTTTGCGTTGAGGTCATGAACAGTCATGGCTTTCTTCTTCCACTTGATGAAGATGTCCAACTGTTCTTGTGTCATGTCCTTTTTCTTACCTTGTATTGGACAGGGTAGTACCTTGTAGTCCTCTCTTGGTGGTAAGTTAGCCCATGATTCACCAGTTTCCCAACACCTTCTCATCACATCTAACACAGGTTCATTGACCATCCACTTAGTCCTTTGGAGTGCATTGATTGCACCATATTCCATCGGCATTGAGTGGTTCTTCATCTCCTCTAGGTACTCTCTGTTCCTAGTCTTAATCATTGGTATAGTGTCAATCCTTTTAGTGTGGTACCCTCCATTGAAGGGTGAACTCCAGTCCAGAGGTGGTACTACACATGGATAGAAGTATGGATGAAGACCTTCACCTTCCTTATTAACATTCTCTATCCAGAACAGGGTTGCTTTGTTAGCTTGAAGGTATATGATACGTCTCTTCCTACCAAATTGGACAGTCTTAATCTCCATTAAACCTGTTGTTCTAATGAGTATGTCAATGAGTTTGCTACCTAAGTGTAGTCTCTCTGTCTTACTCCAAGGATTGTGTTCCAGTAGCTCAACCCTACTCATGGTTCTAATGATGTTGTACCTACGATACAGCCTGTTACTGGTACGTGAGGTAACCTTCTTCTTGATCCGTCTGAATATCTTCTTTGACTCTGCACCTTTGTCCCATAAGTCAAACTTAAACTGATCCTCTACTGCACCAGCTAACTTCATGGCAACACGAGTAAACGGACTTCTCTGTGACACTCCATCTAGTGAGTACTTCAAGGTTAAGTATGCACACACTTCTCTATTCATTAGAGCTAGTGTGAGTGCAGAGTTCTGATACTTACCTACTCCACCTGACAATGCTTCATCAAGAAACTCTTTGATTCCCTCTGATACAGAGTCAAGTGCCTCTTTCATTAGAGTGATACCATAGAGAGTGGTTGATTCTCCACTCCCTTTACGTGCTTCTCTTATGTTCTTGTAGTACCTGTCGATACCAAGAGAATTCATTTCCTTTTCGATTCTTTCTTGCTCATCGTTCAGGTTCAATTTAGTACCTCTTTTGGAATGTTTTCAGACAGTACCTCATTAAAGTTCTTCTCAATAAGACCCATTGTTATACTGATGAATACTAGTGCCCTATTGATTGCTTCCTCTGCTGTACAATCCTCATCTCTGAGTGTACCATCTATCATCACGATTGCATTACCCAGAATCTGCTGTGCCTTTCGATCCAACTGTGCAATCTGTTTGTCTGACATGTTATACTCAGTCTTTAAGTCTTCATAATCAAATGTCTTTATGTCACCATCATCTTCCATACGCTACCCTATGTGTGTTATAATATCTTTCCTACACTTTTGTGTACCTTCCTTGAAAGACTTCTCAGTTATGTTACCTGAGTATAGCCAATCGGCTTCATCCATTAGTGTGACTGTAACCTCCATGATAAACTGTGTGTACTTCAGCCACTCAAGTACATCATCTGGAAACTTCTGTTTGTTTAACCTAATGTCTTCCATGAGTGTAGTTGCTTCTACCTTAAGTTCACTCTGGATGTGTCTGAAGTGTCCTCCACTCATACTATCCTCACAATTAAATGTTTTACCTACAGTTAATCTGTTGTACTTATGTTTACTCTTGTGTACATGAGTACCTCTATTAAGAATACCTTTTCCCATAGCTTATTCTCTTTTACTTCGTAAATGTCCATATATTATTTGAGTTGGTATTGAGGTTCGTAAACTGACCAAGCTGTTATGGTCTAAGACTTCCCCTCTGACCTGTATCGCCAAGTCTTTATGATGTGGGTTCCGGATTTATTACGTCAATAACCACACTCATTCTTTAAACTTCCCAAGTCTCTGTATTTCTTACATCATATAGTTCTACTTTATTCTTCAGTCCACAATGAGGACATGTCATTATACTTCCAAAGTATGAACCAGCGTAGCTCCACCAGTTCTTACATTCACCACATGTGAAATGAAATATGGTCTCACTTGTGTACATGTGTCTCTTCTTAATGTTTGTCTCCATG